TATTACCGATGTTTTTGAATCGCTGAAATAACTGCCTGTAATTCCGATATGCTTTACAAGGAAAACATAAGCGTAATTGTTTAGGCTCTCAAATTGCGAATCAGCTAAAGCGGTGTAAAGTTGACCGTTTGCAAATGCGATGGTATCTAACTCTGTTCCACCTGATGCCATGTTAAACTTTTGAATCCATGCGATTGAATCGCTTACCGAAGCAAAGGAAATAGCCCCTAACATTGCGCCAACTGCGCCCGTAGATTTACCAACTGCTTTGTAAATGTGGTAGCCTGTACCCGCTCCATCCTGCGCGATAGAAACCGATACTTTTGGCGCGCTTAAAGATGAAAGGTCTGTTAATGTTGCTACTGATGCAGTACCGCTAATTTCAGCATTTAAAACGATTTGCAAAGGCTTGTAAACTGCTGCGTTTGCGGTTGCAATTGCTTGTAGCGCAGTGGCTTGTGCCGCTGCAAAAACAACATTCTTTTCGTACACTCCAATTTGCTTAATTGCGCCCTGTGCGAAATTCTGCATGGTAGTAATTGCAGTAAAAGTGTAAGTAGTGCTTTCTTCTTCGTACAAACCTACATACAATTCGCCTTTAGGTTGTATTCTAAAGTATTCTGAAATGTGGTAGTGCAAAGTATCAATCCACGATGCAACACCTAAAACGGTTGACCCGCTTCCTGTTGGTTGTGTCCAAGTTCCCGCTACCGTTCCAACGATTGTAATTGAGTATGGTGTTCCTGAATTTGGAAAAATACCCTCACCGCCTTTTGTGGTAATTAAAAGGTTGTTTGTTGCGTTGGTTGCAGAAAAGCCATGTGTTGCAGTACCTAAGTTTATTGCAGCGGCCAAAGCAGCGGCAGCGGTGGTAGTTGAAACAACATCGGCAGTAACCATTGTGTAAGTGCTTAACACGGTTTCCGCCCCCTCAATTCCTGTGTAAGTGATTGCAACCGTATCACCCGCTGCGCCCGCAGTTGAAACCGCGTATTTTGCAACAGCTTTTGTTTCGGCTAAATGTCCATCGGTTATCCCCAAGGCTTCTGCATCGGCAACGGAAAAAACTTTTTTAATCCTATCAGAACTTGTAAAGCCTGTTGGAAGCGTTGCGCCCGATGCGTAGTAATGCAAATACCCGCTGATGTAGTCAGTACCTGTTAGCGGTCTGCCTAATCCGTTCGGGCTTTGTATGAATGTAATATTTGGTAGTGGCATAGTGTTTTTTGTTTTAAAAAAAGCCTACCTACTTTGCAGCGGATAGGCTTTTTTCATTGGTTGTTAAACGTGATTAAGATACCCAAGTTTGTACCAAGGCAGCAACACCCTTTTGGTCGGAACGGATGATTGCGCTACCTAACATTACATCCATGTTGAAGATAGAACCCAAGTATTCAGGTTTACCGTTTCCGTTTGAACCAGCATCGTAATACGGGGTCATTGCACCCAATGCGCGGGCAACGGTTGAAGGATGGAATGCGATACAAGCTAAACGGTCATCAGCAGCAGCAGCAGCACCTACCGCCTTTGCACTTGTTCCTGTTTTGGTAAATACTGCAACGGTAGGACGAATCATGATTTCAAAACCGTACAACATTGCAACCGTTCCTGTTTGCAACACGTTTCCTTGATTTTGGAAACCGTTGTAAGATGCTCTCAATACATCGCTAATTGCAAGCAATTGGAAGAACATATCAACGTTCATCAATAACTTTCTTCCCATTCTTGGCACGTTGTCCTTATCCAATTTAGCGGCCAAAGATGCAATGTCGGCAAGGGTCACTTCCTTACGTGTTCCTGTGCCTGATGGAGGCAATGCGGTTGCGCTTGCTGCACCTGTGGTAAGGATGATGTTTGATGCACCGCTTGCGCACCATGAAACAGCAACATAATTACCGATTGTTTCGGTAAGTGTTGACATTTGTTGTCCGATTACTGATTGACGCTTGTCGTAAGAAACTTGCAACTCATCAATGTTTGGAATCAATGTCGGCGTCAAAGCGTACTGACTTAAATTGTAAGTCAAATCGGTATCGGTTCTTTCCGCAATTGAAAGCGGGTAAGTCGATGGATTTACAATTACGTTTGGATTTGCGCCCGATTGTGGAACGTGTACGGTTTTGTAAGAAATGTACGCGCTATGGTCAGTCGAAAAGGGCAAAAAGGCTGCGTTTTGATTTAGTGCATTCTGAATGTCAGAAACCCAAATCTCTTTTAATAGTGCCATTGTGTTTGTGTTGTTTGGTTAGTGTTTGGGTTAATTAGTCGATTTGAATTTTTGCGCCACAAGGCAAAAATGTTGTGCCGTCAAACCAAAAGGATTGGCACCATGTTTTGCCGGCTACACCTGTAACGGTTGGGCCATCAATGGCTGTTCCGAAGGTGAAGGTTTCGGTTGCGGTTGTTTTTACTTTTAGGTGCAATATTGCACCTGCTTTTAATTCACTTGATATGGTTAAATCAAGCGTTGCATTGCCTGTTAAGGTTGTCAATGTAGAAACATAGGTTTCCTGATTTGATATTGTTGCAGCGGTTGTTCCTGTGGCTGCTATGGTCAGCGTTCCCGCTGTTCCAAATGGTGCATTTACTGACATTTTATTTGGTTTTTTTGGTTGTTTTTGTTTCTGCTTCTTCTACTGTTTTCGGATTTCTTTCAACAGTAGCGTATGTTGATTTTGTGTCCCTTGCGTGTTTTTCCGCAAGGTTTTTGTCCTTTGCAAAAAATACATTCCCATCTTCAAAGACAAAAAATAATTTTTCTTCGGGGTACATTTCAAAATACGCTTCCATGTTACCTTACTTGTCCGATTGTTTTTTTCAATGCCTCAAATTTCACAGGATTGGTGTTCATGATTTCTTCCAATCCTTTAGAATCTTTTTTCTCCCAATCTGACCAAGTCCAATCAGCGCGTGGGTCTGCTTTTCCTTCTTCCAAACCTTCGCCAATGTTTACATGGGCTGGTTTAATTCCGGCAAAAAGGGCCTTTAATTCTGTTGAAGAAAGTGACTTGTTTAACCAATCGGCTTTTTGTGCTTCGGGCAATTTACCTTCTTTCACGGCATTGGTTAAAACCTCTTCTTTGGCAGTTTTTTCGGCCTCCTGCTCTTTTTGTTTAAAAGCAGCCAATTCATCCTGCAATTTTTTGTTTTCTTCTTTTAGCGTGTTCACTAATTCAGCATTAGCATCAGCGGTTGATTTCAATGCTTCAACTGATGCCAAAATAGCTTCTTCTGATGCCTCGTTTGTGAGTTTCAGAAAGTTGGTTAATTTATTCATGTTTGTTTTGATTGTAGTTGATAAACTATTTTTATAAAATGCGTGAAGTTGCAATAACTTGTTCTGCATTTCTTTTTTGTTGGTAGTGGTTTTTGTGATTGAATTAATCAAGCCAAGCGACAAGCACTCTTCCGCACTCATCCATGTTTCTTTATTCATTAATTCGCGGCATTTATCAAGTGTTAATGCCGTTGTTCTTTCAAAGATTATTGCAAGCGAGTTGGTAAGCAAATCAATAACTTTTTCATTGTCGCCACCGCCTACATTGTGCATCATAAATGTACCAAAATCAGCCATGTACTTATTTCTTCCACACATTGCAACCACGCCAGCCATTGAGTAGGCCATTCCATCTATGTAAGTATCAACAGGAATCTTTGAATTAAGTATTGCGCTGCAAATAGAAAGGCCATCAGCAACACTGCCACCAACTGAATTAATGCGAACATTAATAGTCTGTACATCGCTTGCATACTGCTCGTTAATCCACAATAACTCGTTAGCAAATTGATTTCCATCAACACCATAACCCATATCATCATCATTGCCAAGATGCTTGTAAATTAGCATTGTGGCGACACCTGATGAAACGTTTGAGAATTGTAGCTTTTTCACGTTTGTAAAATTCTGTAATAAAAAAACGCTTCATGTTTTTTTGTAACATAAATAGATTATTTTTGTAACAAAAATTTTACTATGGCAGCGAAAACCAACAAAAAGGATGCGATTGTTGCGCGTGTAACGGTGCAGCTTTCAGGCACTTCAAAGAAACATTTTTTTGAAGAGGTTGAAAGAACAGGTATCACCGAAGCCAAACTTGCCCGCAAAATAATAACTGAGTATTATAGCGGGCAAGGACAAGGGAAAGAAAGGTTTTTTTAAATACTATCTCCCCACTCTGCAATAATTTGTCCGCGAACAACAAAGCCACCTGCCTCTGCTTTAAATGTGGCATCAATCATTGGTTCAATATAAATAATTGTTCCGCCTACTGCCGCCTTAACGCTTGCCATTCCTCTTGTAGTGGCGTTGGATGGATTAATATACTCACATACACCATGATAATCCTGCGCAAACCCTATTGCGGTAGGATAGTTTAAATGAAGTCTTACATTTGATGTGTCGGCAGTCAATGTTCCTGTTGTAATATTAAAATCAATTATTAATCGGTGGCCTAATTCATTTACTTTTACGCTAAAATCCCCAGCAGTTGCTACATCCCAATCCCCTGTTGACGCGGTTAAAAAAGTATTTGAATAGGATAAATTTAAAAAATCATTAAACGCTCTCAAATTAGTTAAGTCCAAGTCGCCTGAACCACTTGCGCCCGCGCTCCATACTATTTTTTTTACTTCGTGAAAGTTGTTAGACGAGGCATCAGAAAACTCTACGGGGTCGGCATTTGTAGCGGTTACAAATGTTGTTGTTATTGTTCCGATTACAACTTGCCCCAATGATGGCGTAATAATAGCAGCATCGCATTCATACATTACATCATTTTGAAATATTGCACCCGCCCCAATGTACCAAGTGCCAGTGGTTTTGGTTGTATAAACACCAAATACACGATAATAATTTGTAGGCAAGGTTCCACGCTCAAATGTAAATGCTTTATTTATCCATTCGGTTGTTTCCTCATGCGCCTCCTGCAAATGGTTAAGCGTTCCCTGTTTAATTGGTTGCGCTGCTCCTGCGTTGATGTAAGATGTGATTAGTTTTTTCATTGTGTTTGATTAGTATGTTACGATTGTGTATTGAATGCCAGCCAAGAAATAAAGGTCTGCAATGTCCCTCACGGTATTATCTCTGTCATCGTCTGTTGATGCTAAAGCAGTCCAAACCGCAACAGGAATAAATATTCTGAAATTTAGTTGTCCCGAAAATGTTGGATTTTGCGCTTGTACGAAAGAATCTGCATCCCCGTTTTGATATACCGCGCTACTGCTTTGCGATTCTGTTACGCCAACGATAAAATCTTGATTAGTGTTTGATACGCTGGAAATGTAAATATCGCTACTACCAACAGAATTTACAAAGGTTGTACCAAACCATTCGTTCAATACCCATTCTAAAAGCAGTGTTTGAGAATTGTATTTTGAACGCGGCACAATGCCCACGAATTTATCTTGAACCTTTACCCAATAATCTGTATTGGTTGGCAATATTCCTGCTGTTGATGCAACCCAACACTGATAAATTGCCTTGTCGATGTATTTTACTTGGTTTCCTACTGAATAGTTAGTTGCGTTACTCCAATTAGCAGCAGCGTTTCCATCCCGATAAGTGCCAAATAAGGCATCACGAATGAATTGTAAAGGTTTTAACAACACTTTTGCCCATGCCAAATATCGGCCTATCCTTTTTAGTGGCGGCATCATGTTTGCGGCAAACAGGTCTGTATTGAAATCAAATATTGCCATTATACAACAACATAGGTTAAGGTGTCTGCAAATGTATGGGTTGCGGTTGTTTCTTCTACAACATAGCCCGCGTAAGTGTTGGCTGTAACGCCATCAACAGATGTAGCAAGGTTGTAAAGTGTTGTTCCTGTGCCGTAAGACAATGAGTTTCTTCTAACTAAAATTCGCTCTAATTTTATCCCTGTAACACCTTCCGCGCTTTGGATAGCATCTATTACGCCCTGTGTTGAAATCGTGCCATCAAACGGAAGATTTGCCATGTAATTCTCTAATGCCGTTTCGACATTGGTTTGAATAACAGGCGTGTATTGTCCGTTGTAATAAATTTCTGCTGCAACCTCCATTTTGTCGCTTGTTTCCGAAATAACAGAAAAAGCTATTCCGGCAGGAACCCACGCAGAAATGTAATCCTCCAATGCCGAAACCTCGCTTCCGCCCAATGCCGCTGGCGGTGTTCCTGTGGCAACCTTTACATTAACGGTTCTGTTTGGCGCGGTGGTTATGCTGCAACGCGAAATTATTTGGTATGATGTGTTAATAATTGGGTATTCAATAACGAAAGTAGTAAGGTTCAATTCTGCCACTTGTGCAACGGTTGCATCATATTGGAATCTTTCCACTTTGTCCTTCCACCATTGCGGGGTTGAAGGCGCGGAAAGCGCAACAGTCGCCTCCATTTCAGAACGAAACAAGTCTTGTAATTGCTCATAAACATTAATACAGGCGGCAACAATATAAATGTATAACCTCCATATTGCAGTTTGCGATGTTGATGTTAGTCCTGAAAGGTTCGCATCGGCTGCCTTTGCGTCTAACATTTGTTGCGCTATTTGTGCGATTGTCCTTGCCATGATTACACTATTGCGGTGATAAGGCCATTTGTAACCGTTACGGTTTTCGCAGGAACGTCAGCGGTGGTAAATGTTCCTGTTGCGCCCGTTGCAAGTACATAAGTTTTAACCGCGTTGATAGTGCTTTGTTCGGTAACACCCGACTGATTAACTACAATTACATCCGTTCCACTTAATGCTGCTGCTGCGGGTAGTTCTGATATTTTTTGTTCTGTTGCCATGTTATTGTTGGATTACAAGTTGATAACCTAATTCTGATGAAATCACATAACCGCTTTCGGTTGTTAGCACGATTGCGGAGGGCAAAACTCCTGTTCTTATGTCGCTATTGTCAATGATTGGACTATTTGCAGTATTCAATGTATTAACCGTTGCGGTTGTGGTTGGTGTTGTTAAAACGCTATAATCTTTACCCGAAACCAAATAGGAAATGATATATTCCTGAATGTTCGGGTGGTCAAAGTTTTGAACCTCTGACGACCGCAAAAGTTTAGTCCAATAGTTACCAACTGACAACGTGTGTACTTTTGCGTGTAGTTGCTGCTTTAGGGTTAGTATTGCGGTGTCCTCTGTTTTGTAGCTTTCAAAACCTAAATGAAGATTAACGGTCATTGTAACCTGTTGCTCACCTTTCAGGTAGTTTGAGTACTGAATATCCGCAAACTCTATCCAACAACACGGATAAAGAAAAGGCACGTTCACATCTTCGCGCTCAAATTGATTGTTCCAAAGCCCCACTTTTTTAAGCGAGGTTAAGGTTTCAATTTGTGCCTTTAAAGCGTTGTATAGTGCTAACTGCATTGTGCAAAATTACTTTTTAAACAACTTGTCTAAACTTTTTGTAATAGTTTTTTTCACTTTGGTATTTAGGACAAAAGAGTTTCCGATATATTGGCGTTTCGGCATCTTAAATGGTGCTTTTCCCCATGCCTTACCTATTAACCCCTCGTTATGAATCCTTGCATAAATTAAATCGGTTGCAATGGTTACTTTTAGCGCAGCATTGTTTACAGGTTCGCGCCTAATTGACCGCCTCAAATCGCCCGATTTAACCAATATTGCGCGGCTTGTTTCGTCTATAACTTTGCCTGATTTAGTGGTTTTGGTTGTTTTCTTTCGTGGCTTCCA